ACGCTGGTTTCAAATAAGACATCATTGCTTGACGTCGTTCGTTAATTTCTCCTGGGCTTGTAGCCATTGTGTTTGCCTTACCGTCGTTAACAAGGTGAGGAGCAGGAGTAAGTTGAACTTGTGGTGCGTTACGCAGTGTTCGGTAAACTGTTGCACCAAGTGTAGAGTCAATAACTCCTGACATTTGGCGTTGAAGACCGCTCATTGGACCCATTGATTCAGGCCAGAAATACATGGATGGCTCAACACGCTCACCCTTATGTACACCACGTTGATACGATTTTTGGTTGACACGAGACTTGATGCTATCCAACAAACGGTCATCACGACGTGAGCGGATAGTGCCAAGGTAACCATCTGGGTATTCCGCAGATGGAACTCTTCCCACACCAATACGTGTAGCATCTAGTTCGTTACGTGCTACAGGAGTTCCTGCACCACCCTGGTTGTTGTAACCATACATACCGCCGCCGCCAAGGGCTTGCCAGTTCTGTGATGGTGAAAGGTTATTAACTCCGCCAGGCATTAAACGCCTCTATTTCGACGGTTCTTAGCGATAGTTCCTAAAACTTCGTTAATTGTAATTTTCTTACCCTTGTTTTTAGCGCCACGATTTGTTCCCGCTAAATCTTTACGGTCTTGCTTTGTTGGCTTTGGACTTAAGCGTTCTGCAACACTTGTTGACTCTGATGTTGAGTTCCACTTTGGGTCACTATCAGTTCCAGGTAAACGACGGTCAAAAAATATTTCTCCGCCTTCTGGACGAGCCTTGTCTGTTCCACCTAAATCGTATCCAGCAATTTGCTTACCTGATTCTCCTGCTTTACGGGCAGCATCAAGTGTTGATTCTTTTCTAGAAATATCTTGAAAAATTTTATTTCCAGATTTCCACGCACCGTGGTACTCATTGCTCTGAGTACCAGGGGCGTTTTCTTCACGGAAACTTTTTGATTGCGCTGCAGTTAACGGCGCTTTTGTAATTTTTTCTGCACCAGGAATAGACACCATAACGCCTGGACCCTCTGCGGGTTTAGACGTTTTGATGTTGTGACTTGCTCCGCCTTCGGTGTTTACAACGTGTGCAAACGCTTCATGGCTTAATAAGTCTTGCATTACTTACCCCCGAAACTAGCGCCCTTGTCAGATGTAGGAAGTGCTTGTGGCTGTGAATCGTCCCAATTAAGTGTTGAACCTCTAGTCTTTGAAGAGTAAGGGGTTGGACCACCGTCACTGCTGCGCCACGCTGTGCGTCGTGCAACACTTCCAGTGGTACTAGCACTTAGTGATAATGGGGTGTCAATACTTTTTTGTTTTCCATAACTTTCGTATGGACTATCCCCAAATAATGCTGAGGATATTGGCATTATCGAACGCTGCTCATTCCATCGCCAAAGTTAGGCGCTTGACGTCCTGCAACTGAACGAACCATTTTAGCGTTAGCCATTGTTGGTCCTGCTGCTGGGTCACTTGTTGGGCCAAACTTTACAGATGTACGGTAACGAGCACCCATACGCTCAGATTGTTCAGCAGTTCCTGCTGATACGTTCTTTCGGTTTGCTTTTCCGCCTGCTGTTGGGTCTGATGCTTGTGTATTTTTCTTAGGCATAAGTTTGCCTGACGCAGGTGCTGCGCTTGGTGATGAAAAACCTACTGACTGACCAACGTAACGGCGTGCACTGTTAGCGTGCTCTGCAGACGAAATAACTTCTTCTGGTGTCATGTGATTTCTAGCCATGATTCTACCTTTTTCTTCGTGATGATTTGAAGGCTCACCCATGCGACGACGCATTGCGTGACCTGTATCTGTCCATCTTGCCATTGTGACTCCTTACTCTATGTCCAAGGATAAGTCTTTATTAACCTGCTGTAATGGCGAATACAATGGCGGATATTTCTCCGTCACGGGATTCGATAGTTGTAAATCCAGGAATGCAAGAAAGGTCCATGCCTCTTGGGGCTACATAACCACGGGCAATTGCGATTGCTTTAACTGCTTGGTTTACTGCTCCAGCACCTACGGCACGAAGTTTTACTTCTTTTTTGTCGTAAATTGCATGGGCTATTGCGGATGCGACGCTCTGCGGGTTTGACCCTGCACTTACTCGGAGGAATGGCTCTTCAGCAGAAACTGCTTCTGGTGTATTAGTCAATTGTTAGTCCTTTAGTTCGGTTTGGTGTGCCACTCCTAACCTAAAGGATAAGGCTAAATCGCTGGTTGGTCTCTGTATTTAGGGTCTGACATTTGTTCTACAACAGCCTTTTCTATCTCGTTTATATGGGTTTTAGAGGCTAGTCGTGCCAATGCGTACGCATCTGCGGCGTTGTCATCACTAAACTCCATACCCCAACGCTTGTATATCTGCAACAACATCTCTTGTTTCTTTGCGTTTCCCTTACCTGCTGCGTACTTCTTAAGTGTCATTGGAGGAACTTTTAATGGGTACTTTCTTGCGTCTTCAAAGAAATCGTAAATTGCCAATCTAACACACGCCGATAATTCTCCAAGAACTAACGCTGCTTGTGACTGAAGAACAGTTCCCTCCATTGCAACGTCTAAAATGTCTAATTCTAGTTCTTGTTCAATGTAGTTGAAGTGGTCTATTAACCATGTACGAATATCTACTAATCGTTCAATGCCAAAATAAGGAGATTTGTATACCCACGTTAAATGCGACGTTGGTTCTGCTACTGACATTACTGTCAACGCAAACCCAGTCAACGATTGGTCAATACCAATTGTTACGTTACCTTTTTTAGGTAAACCACCATCAAATAATTTAGTTGCCACTGAGGGTAAACTCCATGCGAGAACGAACTAGCGTTCGTAATTCCTCTAAAGTACCCTCGTTCTTTAGAATTTTATCTACAGCGTATCCGTCCAAATCACGTTCTGAAACGTGGCTGTTTACGGGTTCTACTCCTGGACGTTTAATGCGCCAAAGTTGTCCACCCATAAGTTTAAGCATCATGGCTTCATTCTCAAACCTAACATCTGTTATTACATAATCGGATGTTTTATCCATAGAGTGAAACACTTGACCAATCCAAAATTCATCACCAAAAGTATTGCGTGCACCAACCCCTAATCGTTGCAGTAAGTTTCTAATCTCAGGAAACATCACCTTTGCTTGGTCCCAACCGTATGCACTAACTACGCTTTCTACACGAAATCCATCTTTAACTTGGGGGTTAGTCTCAAGCAACAAATCTCTAATTTTGTCTGCAAACGCAACTCTTTTGTAACCATAGTCTTCTATCAAAATTTTTGCTACTTCGTCTTTACCTGAACGTGCATATCCTGATAGTCCAATAATCATGCTGTTCCATAATCCTTTCGGAATGAGCGTTGGTCTGATGTACGGCGAGTAATTTCTCGTGACACTAGTGTGGTATCCCGCTCTTGATTCTGCAACATTACTTCCCACGCTTTACGTTGAACGTATGCTTGATGATGTCTGTCTTCTATGTCTTGTACTTCTTCATCCATTGAAATCTGTGCTTTAACAAGGGTAACTCTATCTCCCTTTTCTTTTGCACCCATCTTCTCAACCAAAAGTGATGCAACTTTTCTGTCTAACTTTTTCTCTAGTGTGCGCTCTTGTATCTGTGCATTTGCTAGTTGAGTTGCAATATAGTCTGCCCATCCAGTAAGGACGGTAAACATTTCCGCTAATTGCTCGCTAGAAAGAACAGTAATATCTGGTGGCAACTTAACCATTTCATAGTTAGGTTGCTTTGCTTTTAGTAACTGTTCGTGGACTGTTAAAGAATCGAGTTGCATGATTTACACCCTTCCTCTGGATTGAGGTTACATTCTGGCATAACTTCTGCCTCAACTGCTTTAATGACTTTCTCAGCCTTAAAGAAAATTCGGTCTACAATCTCGTAATCTGCTTTAACGGTGAACTCTTTGTACGACTGGTCAGCCTTAAGTTCGTACAAGAAAACGATTTCGTTTGGTGCTTCATCGCCAAACATACGCTTACCCAATTCAAGATACATCTGTCCTTGAAGTAAGTGACTTCTAAACGGGCGCTTAATACTGTTAAACGCCTTAAAGA